TTTACGGTGAAGGTGAACATCTTGAAGTTCCCGTACACGTGTGCCCGGCCCCGCCCCCGACCCCGACCCCGGCCCCGACCCCGACCCCGACCCCGACCCCGACCCGCGACATTCAGTGCGTGTTTTACATCAATTTGGACTATAGGACTGACCGCCGCACCCACATTGAGGCGCAACTGGCTCCGACCTACGTGTCTTCTCGGGTCGAACGTTTTGCGGGCATCGTCCCCACCTACGACGCCGCTCAAGAACAGAGGGTCCAGGGGTTTATCGAACGCGGCCTCTACGAAAGCGTCAAGCATAGCAAAGGCATCCTGGGCTGCACCCGGTCGCACTTGGAAGTGTTCAAACTGTCGTATGAGCGCGGATACACCCACGTCCTCATCTTGGAAGACGATTTCGAGTTTCTGGTGTCCCCTCAAGTGTTTGAAGAGCGTGTACGAGCCCTTTTCGATAGCAACATTACCTTCGATGTCTGCATGTTGTCGTATTATTTGCTCCAAGGAGATCCGATCCCCGAGACACCTTGGTTGACTCGGGTAAGCGAAGCACAGACCGCGTCGGGCTACATCGTCGCCCGGGAGTATTTGCCCACCCTGATTGCCCTGTACGAGGAGGCCGTGGTCCGCCTAATGGAAACCGGCGAACATTGGAACTACGCCAACGATCAGGTGTGGAAAAGGCTGCAACCGCAGGACCGGTGGATCTGTTTTACGGAGCGACTGGGCAAACAAAATCGATGGGTACAGCGACAACACTCATCGTTATGAGACTTACCTTGTTTAGTGTCCCCCAAAAAACTTCGTGAGGTATCGTATATTGCGTTGACCATTGACCGTAAGAGAATGTCTTCGGCCAATTTCCAACCGCAAGCGTATTATTACCAGACATGTGTTCCCGCGGGGTCCACGTACGCCATGGCCAAAAAGTTGGCGATTCGGGGCGACCGGTCGGCGTCGTCGCGGACGGCGTGTACCCGCGGTTCGGCCCAAGCCATCGTCCGCGGCACGTATGCCGCCGGATTTTACCAAAAGTACGAGACGGAACGGAACTCGACGTTGACAGCCTTGACGCGTACCCGTGGCGGGGGGGCGGTGGTCCCCCCTAAATGCCAACATAAACCGACCTTGGTGACGTTTTCCATCATCAACTACGAACCCCCGAAGCCCCCCGTCGTCAATTACAATGTGCCGTGGACGCCGATCGCGACGGACATTTTAGGCTTTCCGTTCAACGGGGCCATTCTGGAACTGGAAGCGTCGGACAGTGGCCAGTACGTGGCCATGATCGTGTATACGTACTATAACGCCATCTTGCCCCAGTATTACTCGACCATCTATATTTCATCCGATTACGGCTACAGTTGGCTCCAGAGTGTCCAAGAAAATACGTACGGTTACGGTTACAACGGTTATTCCTTCTACTCCATCTCGCGCAACGGCCAATACCAGACCTTCATTGTCAGTACCAACAGCGAAGACCCGACGAGCACCTACGGCATCATGATTTCCGCGGATTACGGCCGTACCTGGACGAAAACGCCGATTGCCAGTAGCATCGATGTACCCACCACGTGTATTTCCAACGACGGACAAACCGTGATCGTCGGACAGCAAATTTCGTTTGACGGCGCCCAGACGTTCACCCAGATGTTTACGGATTCAGGGGGGTTTGGTAACGGCAGCTTTTCCGCCGTGATGTCGGCAAATGCGCCGTACACGATTGCGGTCGAAACCCAGGACAATGTATGGATATCTCGGGACGGCGGACACACCTTTGCCGTCGCACTGTCGGTCAATGACCCCGTCGTGGGGGCGGGCCAGTTTACCGGAAGCATCGCCATGACCGCCGACGGCAAAAATATCTATGTCTCCAAGGGCGACGAGGCTTCCAACGCCAGCATCATGTACACCTCACAAGACTATGGCGTCACGTGGTCCCCCAACGTTCCCGTGGATATAACGGGCAACCCGATTGACACTGTATTTTGGACCAAACGTTCCATTTCTTCAGACGGACAGCGGCAAGTCGCGTCAATGATCAATCTCACCGGTACAGGAGTCTTCATGTATTACTCGACGAACGCCGGCCAAACGTGGTTGCTGTTGGACCAACCGATGCCTCCCGCCTTGAACTGGGCCTACACGCCGATCTTGACGGACCGCGGTCTCGTCAACTACACGGACACGGCCGGAAGCCCGTATTTTGGCACTGTCTACGTCTACCCGCCGCCCGCCAACCCCGAGCCCGTCGGCATCAACAATCACCCGTGGCGGGCGATCGTGACGGACGCAGACGGGGTCACATTCCAAGGGACGTATGTGACCGAACTCGCGTCGTCGTCGACTGGCCAATACGTGACCATCCTCATCGACTACTACGTCTATGTTTCGCACGACTACGGCCGTACCTGGCGCCAGACCAACTCCAACGTCAAGGCCATCGGCTACATGAGCGACATGTATTCCTACATGTCCGTGTCGCGCAGCGGGCAATACCAGGCCATCATGGATCTTAAGCAATACTATCTTTACGTGTCGGGGGACTACGGTATGACCTGGAGCCGGAAATCGTTGCCAACCGACGTGAACCCCTCCGTGTGCATCTGCGACGACGGCCTAACCATTTATTTCGGTAACCAGTACACGACGGACGGCGGCAACCATTTTGCTCCCATCAACTTTGTCGGTATGCCGGCCGGCGTCGACCCCGCGACGGTGGTGACCACCGCCAACTCGGTCTCGTACGACCAACGGTTTTTCACGTTGACGGATCACACGGCGGGCCGTATTTATGTCAGCAACAATAGTGGCCAAACGTTCCAGGTGATCACGACGTACATCAACCCGGTCGACAGTTCCACCCATTCCATCCCGGGTCGGTTCACCGGCAGTGCCTGCATGTCTTACAACGGGGAATACCAGTATTTGACGTGTTTCAATCCCAGTATTTTCTTCATGTCGCAAAATTACGGGGCCACGTGGTACTCCGTCGACGCGCGCGACGACAACGGCGACCCGATGCCCAGCAACTACTACTGGACCAAACGTACGATTGATCCGTCGACGCTGAACCAAATCATTTGCAATACCAACGCGTTCCATGCGTACTATTCGACGGACGGGGGCGTGAACTGGAAGCAGTTGGTCAACGCCTACAGCACGTACGACCCGACGAATCCGTCGGAACCGGTGGTCAACGCCCTGACCCCGATTATTTCCACCCAGTCGGTGATGAATACGTGGAAGAATAAGGTGTACATCTACCCGTAGCCGTTACCATAAAATTGAATATGTGTGACCCCTATCACATCACACATGTTCGTATATGAATCTTCGCAGCAGTAGCAGCAGCAACTCCAACCAATCCCACCCGATCAACGATGATGTGGCCGTTTTGGTACAGCCACCGTCATCGTCGGCATCGAAAGACCCACGCGAGAATGCCCTGCAAGCCCTCCTCGACTTATCCCGTGTCAACCACAAAACCCAAATCATGCTGGAACCGACCTTGAAAGACGCCCATATCTACTGCAAAATGCACCGTCTGTCGGGGCAAGTGACCGGCCCCCTCATTGAACACTATTTGATTGCGACCACCCCGGGATGGACCAAACACAAATCGTCGCTTGGGATCGGCGACGCCGGGGTCGTCGACCCGGCCACGGGCACCGTGCAAAACATAGAAATCAAGGCCTCGCTGGGCGGCGAACGCACCCACCGCGAATTCAATTACGTGCAAATCCGTCTGCACCATCCCATCCATATTTACGTATTGACCGCTTACCACGTGGACAGCAGCAACCTCGACGCACTGGGTGAACTTTACGTGTTTCACGTGACCCACGACCAGATGAAGGATCTCTTGGCCCGGCACGGCAGTTATGCCCACGGCACGGTCACGAAACATGGCGCAATTACCCGGACCGACCTGGACGACGAGACGACCAACACGAAAGAGTACGCGTTGCGGCCTAAATACGGCGACGCGTGCTGGCAAGCACTCTTGGTGCATCGGATCGGCTAAACCCACCCACTCCGCCCACCCCACAGCACAGCAATTGCGCGCAAAGCGCGCTACCCCACACTACCCCACACTGTTTACCTTTTTTGTTTGTTCTCTACTACAAGTCTCTCTCTACAAGCTACAAGTTTACAAGTGGTAGGTCGGGATACGGCGCAGATCCATATAGGGTTCATTGGGTGCCGGTGATTGGGACGTATTTTTAGGGAGTCGAAAGGCTTGGAACCACGGATGGTCCAATTGGGCGGCGGGGGTGTGGGCGTGGACGGTGCGTGCAATCATTTTGTAGAGATGGAATCCCGGGTAGCGTTCCTGGCCGTTGGATTTATACAACATGTTGCGTCCCTGGTCGTTGCTGCACCAACGCCGTATCGTGGCGTCAAACTCGGTATTCTGGCTCGGCTGATCTGCGTCCACGTCTTCGCGGCTTTCGGCAATGAAATCGTAGATACTGCATCCCAACCGACATAGATCGAAGCTGGGGTTGGGTTCGAGACGCGGCTTGTGGGGATTTAGGAAGGGTTCGCAGTTGTATTGCGTGGCACCGTCGCCCCCGGGGGCAAAACTGTCGCTGCAGAACCGGCGGCCGCGGAATTCGTAGATGCTGCGGCCGTAGTCGATGATCTTGTAGATGCGACCGTAGGTCGGCACGCGGTAGGTGTAGTCTTCGTAGTGGTACCATAGATATTCGATGTCCGTCGTCACATACATGATGTTGTTGGTATGGAGGTCGTTGTGGGTGAATTTGAAGGCGCGCTGGTACACCAGCAAGATCATCACGATTTGGAACAGGGCCGACTGGATTTCTTCGGGTCGAAGGACATTGAGTTCCAGGAGTTCATCGAACGTGCCTGTGCATCGTTCGAGGTAAATGGCCTGAACCGGAAATTGGTAGATCACCGCGGTCGGGGGCGAGGGTGCGGGGTGGTCCAGGTCCTCGTCCTGGTCCAGGTCTTCGTCAGAGACTGTTTCGTCCTCGTCGTCGTCCTCGTCGTCGTCCTCGCTGGCCTCGTCGTCGGCCATAGACGTGGCTAAATACCCATCGTGGTGTTTTGAATCGTTGTCGTCCGAATTGTTTTCCTGTGAATCGTCATCGTTGTCGCCGTCGCCGTCGCCGTGGTCATTGATATCGATATCCGTTTCGAAACCGATATCGGTCTCGGTATCCATCTCTGGGTAATGGTCGGAAGGATTCAGGTGGTCCACGCTCACAGCGCAGCAATTTGGTTCAAGATCGCCATTGGTATCGGTATTGGCATCGATGCAAAGATTCGGAATAGGAATACTATTGAGATCTTCATCAATATCGATTTTCAGTTCGGTAACCCCGTCGTCGCCTCCGTTTTTTTCGTCGTCGTCGGCGTGGATGGTAAGAATACGCCGTCCCGCCCGAGATCCATTGGCGTGGAGCGTGGAATATCCGCCTCCGTTCCTTTCGCCGTCGTTTCCGTCCTTTTCCGGATCGGTGAGGGACGCCAGATCTTCTTGATCACAGTGTTCCAATGTCATGATTTTTCCGATATTGGCCAAGAAGAAGGGTGAATCGGCTAAATATTCCAAGTCTTCTTCTATGTTGACCCGGAATCGGTCCTGCACGCCGAGGTGTGAGCCATAGAAATCGATACCGTGCACGAACCCGTGATGGTGAAGCAACATGCTGGTCAAATAGTAAAAGAATGCGTCGACATACGACGAGTTCATGGGGTGGGCCACTTTGGGGTGAGGAGCGGTCTTCGCGACGCCACTGCCGCCGCCCACGAAAGGAGGAGAAGGCAAGACCCGGAGTTTAGGATCGTCGACCACATACTTGCCGACCATGTACTTGAACGGATCCAACAATGGCGAGTATTTGACAAAAACCTCCTGTTGGATCACCGTATCCGTGACTCGGTCGTACAAGGGAAGCACCGTCGTCGTCGCGGCCGAAGGGTCGGTGTTCATCCCGACATTGATCTTTGTTTCTTTAGGACCATCACCACCATTGTCATTATTATCATAGATCACGTGGTAGCGATGGTTAAAGGCGACCCGTCGGTACTCCTTCTCGCCGTCGAGACCGTGGTAGTCTGTGTCTCCCGGGCCGTTCCAAAACATAGAAAACGTCGGGTGGTACAGTTGCGGGCGGGCCATGCCAAGCGTCTCCGCGGGAATGGCTTTTTCGGGGACCAACCAGTAGTCCATGGGGAAACGAGGATCCATCGCGATCGATTTGGGCATAATTACCTAAATACCTAAACCCCAGGGTTATACACCGCGCCCGGATTATATTTCGTTCGAACAAACGATTTGTCTTCGGTGACTACGGTATAGCACCGATCCGACCCGCCGACCCGATTTGATTTGATTTGATCTGATCTGATACGATGACACTCGAATTGAAGAAGTTTGACATGCGGTGGATCACGTTCAAGCCGAATGAGAACAAGGGTCCCGTCATCATTCTCATCGGGCGCCGTGACACGGGCAAATCGTATTTGGTCCGCGACCTGCTGTTTCACCACCAGGACATTCCGATCGGCACCGTCATGTCCGGCACCGAGGCCGGCAACGGGTTCTATGGCAAACTTGTGCCTAAACTCTTCATCCACGAAGAATACAACTCTGGCCTCATCGAAAACGTCCTCCGACGCCAAAAAGTCGCCATCAAACAAATGAACAAAGAAATGGAGACCTACCACAAAACCACCATCGATCCTCGCACCTTTGTTATTTTAGACGATTGTCTCTACGATAATACGTGGGCACGTGACAAGCTTATGAGGCTACTTTTCATGAACGGTAGACATTGGAAGATTATGTTGGTGATTACCATGCAGACGCCGCTTGGGATCCCCCCCAATCTCCGCACCAACATCGACTATGTTTTTATTCTGCGTGAGCCGTATTTGTCGAACCGCAAGCGGATCTGGGAGAATTACGCGTCGATGTTCCCCACCTTGGAGGCGTTTAATACGGTCATGGATCAGACGACGGAGAACTTTGAGTGCCTGGTCATCAACAACAACACCAAGTCGAACAAGATTACTGACCAAATATTCTGGTACAAGGCTGAACCCCGCCCGGACTTCAAGCTGGGTAGCAAAGAGTTTTGGGAACTGTCCAAGGGCATGGGCTCCGACGACGAAGACGACGAGTACGATCCGGCCAAGGGCAAGAAACGCGCCGCTCCACTCACCGTGCGGAAAACCAAGTACTAAAGGGGGGGACAACTCGCCTAACTTACACGGTAGGCAAGTGCACGGTGGAAACATTTTGTGCAAGAGAAAGATTACAAATGTTCGCTCTCGCAACTGCGAGATCAATGTTTGCTCCATTGACGGAGCAAAGAAAAGAAGGGAGTATACACGTACTACCATGTATACACCCTTTCATAAAATGGTTCAATGGTGTCTGATGTAGAACTTTTCGACGTCGTTCTGACGACTACTTGCCAAACTCATGTATCCGCGGTAAAGGGGACTAAAAAAACCTTACCCCCTCAGTTAATATAAAGACGTGGGTATAATACATAATAATAACCCCCTACCTCCTCCCATAATGGACATAGTTAAGGCGTTCAATACCAACGGACTTCACACAGAAATAACCATCAAGGGTACACATGAAAACCCTCTATTTAGAACAAGCGATGTCGAATTGGTACTGGGCATGACTAACATACGTGTATCGATGAAAGACTTTGATGAAACTGAAAAGGTCCTTATCACAGTACCAACACCAGGCGGCCCTCAACAAGTTAGCTACTTAACTGAGGTTGGTTTATATACGATACTTGGCCGTTCCAATAAGCCAATAGCAAGATCATTCCAAAAATGGATATTCAACGTGGTCAAAGAGATTCGATTACGTGGATCTTATACACTACAACAGCAGCTCCAACAGACACAAGAACAGTTGGAAAATGAACGTCGTGAAGCAGAAGAGAAGTTGCGCCAAGAGCAGTTACTCTTTGAACTGAAAGAAATTGAGCTGCGCGAGGAGATCAAGCACTCAAAGAATGTACCAACACTGTACGTTTACAATACTGACATCAATCAAAACCCAAATGGACCGGTCGAGGTAAAGATCGGAATTACCGACTGTGTTAGTAGACGAATCAAAAACTACAAAACGTCAAACCCGTTTGGGAAGGTGATATTTACCCAAGAGATCGAGTCAACTAATCTGCGGGCTATGGAGAATATTGTCCATCATTATCTGCATAGTTTCCGTCTTCAAGGAGAAGTTTTTCGTATTGATACAGAAGAGCTTATGAATATCATCGGAATTCTATATTCGTTCTATCAATTGTTACGTAACACAGATAAAGAAGAAAGGCAGTCACGCATTCGCCGTATCAATCAAGCTATTCAAAATATCATGAATGGTACCGAAACCGGTACAAACCGGGTTTATCACACCACTGAATCCCAGACCGATTTCATAGAGCCCATAGAAAATGTGGCAATCACTCCAACTGCCTCTTCCAATGCCGATCCGGAATTGGTACGCAAGTTCGATGCATTCATTGATGAGTATTGTGTTGTTCGGCATGACGTGGAGGTCAATGCCAAAGATATTGTCGGGCAGTATCGATTGTATGCACAGGAAGCCGTGAGTAGTGTAACGCAGGCACTCACAGACTATTTGAAACGCAGATTCAAATATGATCGGTTACTGCGTCAACCTACCCCGTCTTCGGCCATTGAAGCGGCTGCTGGACAAATCATGGGGTACCTGGGTGTCACCCTCAAACCCATCGAATATAAATTAAAGTATGCGGGGGCGCTCACTCCGAATCCCGAGGAAACCTTTGTGTTCAACTGTTGTCATTTTACCCCGTCGGGCAAGACCCATTACCAAGACATTTGGCGAGAATACCAAATATGGCGACGTTCTATGCATATGCCTCCGCCTGTATCTGCGGACGAAAAAGCGTTGAAAACGTATCTAAAAGAGTGTCCGTATCTGCTGTTTGAAACTGTGTGGGCAAATAATACGAGTGGACAAGGATATTATGGTATTGTCATAAAGTCACATATCCCGCGGACCCCGGTTGTTTCTACTACAGGTCGAACTGTTACCAAACGCGACCTGAATGGCCATCCCCTCACCGAATACGCCACGATCGCCAAAGCCGCTGCGGCCGAGAATATGAGCGCCCCGGGAATGAGCCGAGCCATCAAGCATAAACAGCAGTTTGGTACCGGCGAATTGGCCTATATCTACACCACCAACAAATCGACGTCTGCATAATCTTGTGTAATCAGGTAATCAGTTACACAAAATTCTCGTATAGAGAACAAGAACAAGATTGCCAAAGCCCCCGTTACACCTTCTGGATATAGGAATCATTACTGGCCCACACACGTTAGATACTGCGTGATCTGCGCGTCCGATTCTTCTTCATCTTGGGTTCTTCTTCTTTTTTACTTTTACTCAAGGTGACACGGTGCAGGTCATTGCTCACAGAATCTATCATTGTGTCAAGGTATTTCAACGTTTTCAACGTTTCTTGTCGTTTCTTTGACCACCGTTCGAGCTGTTTCTGTCGGGCTTGTTCGTGGTCAATCACAGTGCCGCTTTTATGAGGTAAAAATGAGGCAATGGCATTGACCATCCCGTGTTCAGAGAATACCCGACTTAGCGTCGGGTTGCGTTCGGCGTTGACCTTTCGGGTGGCGTTGTGACTGATCATCGCAAAATCATCGTATTGTTTCTCTGCCCCCAACACGATCAGGTTGGTCGCGTCGTAATAATAATGTTCATTAGTCCATGATACATGAAACCACTTACTAATCGGCGGATTACCTCTTTCAGTCGTATCATATGAGTTAAAAACTTCTCTCATATGTATGTATTTAACATCCAGAGTCAGGCGATGTATTAATCCTTCCTTATTTAAATTATACGACATAAAATCGTCTCCAGAGCCGGGATTTAAATATACTTTTACGAGTTGATTGTTATTTACGATCATCCCCGTCCACTTGAAATCCGTATTGGTATACCAGCGATCAAACCTCATCTGTCCACTATTATATTCTTTGTAACCCATCATAGTAACAGGTGTTTTTTTACTGACAATGGTAATTATGTCTCCATTATTGATACACCCCGTTCCAACATCTTGGAGAACTCTTCCACCGACAGTCCATGTTCCCCTCCACTCATAATAGACGACGCATTTCCTCGACGTCCCCCTTTCCTGGTACATACCTTGGTGTTGGGATGTTTCCGATCGGGACAACGTGTGCGTTTTGCCGAGGCCGACATTATACTCTATTTGGATACAATTTAGCAATTTAGTTACGCTAAATGGTGTCCGCCTGTATTTGGGGACGAAAAAGCTTTGAAAACGTATCCCACCAACAAATCGACGTCTGCATAATTTTGTGTAAATCAGAAACAGTTACACAAAATTCTCGTATAGAGAACAACATTAGGAAAACTGGCGCCGCGTGGCCACCAAACGGTCCTTGAGTTTCACGGTGATAGGCGCGCCCGCTGTGGGCGCGCGTGAATCGTTCCCGACCAGGGAAACTCGTGCGCACGCCTTTGCGACCCCTGGCGCGACCTACTATTCCGAATTACACCTTTGACGATTTAAAATGCCCATCAAAAGGTAATGTCGGGTTTCACGACATACCACGCTTATCTCCCTTTCGGGGTATCACAGGTATCCATTGTTTGTTTGTAATACCAATTCCTACTTGTTTGAAAACTCCTTATACCCTTACTGGGATATTACAAAGGAAAAACAGGGAACTTTTTTAACGGTATTACCACTCATAAGTTTCCTCATAAGCAAAAGTGGTTATACTACCATTTGTTTCATTGTAATTCATTCTATGAAACGGTAGGGAATACTCGTACACCACCAACCTGTACTCTTTCTTATTTATCCTGTTGTCTTTAAGT